ACCGAACTCTGGAGTCACGGATGTGGAAATCGGGCAAGATCTCGATGGACTCATCAAGTGGCTGACTGATGCCACCAAGGCGAACCAGCTCAAGCTGATCGCCGGCGAGAACTAGTGGAAACGGTAATTATCCTAACCACTGTCATGCTTTCAGGCGCCACCGGTATCGCTATCGGTGCTGTCTTCAGCATGGTTCTCAATCGGCGGAGTAGCGCAAGCTAGTCTGCTTCTAGACCTCTTGATCCGGACCCGTCGTGAGACGGGCTTAGTAAACAGAGGTTGAGGCAGCTATCATGAACACTGACCTTCCCCTTCGTCGTGAGACGAGGGGGGAGGATCGGTGTCGTGATACTTCAGTCGAACCCCTGGCTGCATATCCCGACTTGGGAATAGCAGTTCAGGGTTCTGTCACCATCTTGGCTTGGATCTACTAGTCCTTTGAAAGGGGACAGAGATGAAAAGCCAAGTCACACTCCTTGAGCAACTCCTGCTTGACGCAGGAGGTGCTCTGGGGTTCAGTGCAGAGCGAGATATTATCACGCTCAGATGGAGATCTGAAAAGGAGGGTTTTCCCTTCTTTTCAATTGCTCTCCCACGGCTCGACGATCTGCTACTTGCAGGTCTACGAGACGGCCGTCTCCCAGAAGGTATCGGGTGGACGACGGAGGGCAACCTTCCAAGGTTCCTAGGTGGAGCCTGGAAGATGATCTTCGATTTGGACGGGTGCATTTTGCCCGACCCTAGCGTTGATGCGATCCGGTGGATCCGTCAAATTGCACGGATCTGTAAAAAGATCTTCGCGGTTTGCGAGGAACACCGGGTGCAGGCTGCGATTGACCAGTTCGTGACCACAGACAAGAGTCTGCCATCACGGGCTGAGATCAAGGCCGCACTGCCGCACAATGCCCGACGAGTCGCCCATTTGCTATTTGGGCAGCTTATCGGTGAGGCCATGACGTCCGTGTCTGACGGAAAGCATGGCCCGGGAGCTGTATCCGAACACTTCGGCGTGAATGAGAGATGGGGTTTCGATTCCATTTCTTATCATGTCGAAGAACTGATGGGCCCAGAATACTTTCGATCCAGCTGGATCGATCTTCTGGAACGCCCGCCTCTTAACGAGGTGATACCTGCTAGACTGGTTGCTGTCCCAAAGACAGCTACGACTCCACGATTGATTTCGATCGAGCCGTCGTATAACCAGTTTGTACAGCAGGCGCTTCAGAGTTCCATCAAGGGACTCTTGGAGCGTGACCGATTCGCTTGTTCTTACACGGATCAGTCTTTCAATCAGCGGATGGCTCTGGAAGCCTCCATTCATGGCCGTCTGGCCACGATTGACCTTTCAGAAGCTTCGGATCGTGTCTCTATGGCTTTGGTTGAGGAGTTGTTCGGGTTTAACCCCGGCTTCATCCGATACCTAAAGCTGAGCCGCTCGGCCTTCGTGCAGCTCCCGGACGGAGAGCTTGTTCTGTTGAACAAGTTCGCGTCCATGGGGTCAGCGTTGACATTTCCGATCGAGTCCATGGTGTTTCACACCCTGGCCGTTACGGCACTGTGTCAGCACTCAGGCCAACGCCCCGATGGTCCAGCATTGGATCACTGGAAGCGGAGGTCGGAAACACTGAGCGTCTACGGCGATGACATCATTATCGACGTAGACGTAGCCCCAAGATTGATTGAGTTGCTCGAATCCCTCGGGATGCGAGTGAACCACTCAAAGAGCTTCCTAAGCGGGAGCTTCAGAGAGTCGTGCGGTGTGGATGCCTTTGACGGACGGGATGTTACTCCGTCTTATCAAAGGGCCCACTTGCCTCAATCAGTGGCGAATAGCAACGAACTGGTGAAAGCCAGTGCGCTGCGAAACCAGCTATTCGAACGGTTTGGAGAGATCCGCTCCGTTCGCTTCCTCGATTCCCTCATCGGGAGTCTCGTGAAGTATCCCGCCATCCCGCGAGGGATGGACGCGATAGGTC